CCGAGCAAGAGCAAGCCACAAGTCGAACACGCCGAACAATGGACTGGCGAGCACGACAACCCCCAGCCTTCGGGAATGGTGGACGAGGCACTTATGTCTTCGTTCTTGTTCTTGACTGTCATCTATGACACGGTTCGCAACGGTGGAAGCATGAACGCTGAGGGTCTAGTCGAGAACGCTCTACGCAATAGCAACGAGCCCAACGGCAAAGAGATGCTGGCGTTCGTTCTCAAGCTTGTCGCCAATGGCATCGAGTCCGGCGTTTTAGAATTCGGTGAGGATTAGGCGAACCTCCCCGATAGAGTTGTGGGCGTTGGGGTTTTTACCCTTTCTCCCCCAACAACAAACAGAGACCCCCGAGTGAGTTCCCCCACTTGCTCGGGGGTCTTTGCTATTGTCGGGGTCGCCACTAATGGCACTAACGAAAGGGAACACTCATGTTCGCATTTATTATTTCGGCGACCGTCGTATCGGTCATTCTTCTAACGGGAATACTCGCCTACGAGTTGGGCTTTTCCGACGGTGAGAGTGTTCGCGAATACAAGCGCACAGCGACCGAGCGAGCCATCGACGCTGCACTTGGTGAGGGTGAGGTCGTCGGTCTTGCGATCGAAGCGCACCCAGGTCGCTACCCGTTCCGTGTTCAAGTTCGGTCGAGGGTCTATGGGTTCTCAAGCTTGAACGAACTCACCGCCTGGTACGACTTCGCAACGGACGAAGACACAGCGCACCCAACGACAGAGGACGCACTTCGACTGCATGGCGCAGAAGTGGTGAGCCACCCCAGCCTTGGCTAGTTAGTCCGGCGAAGACCCCCAGCGTGAGTTATTGCGCTGGGGGTTTTTTCGTGTATGCTCACCCGTGGCAATAATGCCGAGCCTGAAAGGGGCATAAAATGAATACAGCAGTGGAACACCTAAGCGCACTAGGTACGGCGGTGAAAATTCCCAAGAAGGGAGGCGGTGCACAGATTTGGCACTTGTTCGGCGCTGAGTGGTTGAACACGGCCGATAGCGACGATGTTTACATGCTCCTGAACGGTGTGGGTCGTGACCCTGAAGACCGCCACACTCCTCACGCTGTGGGCGTACTGACGACGGGCTGGGCTGCACCCCTGGGCGAAGATGGCACGATCGAAGGCGCACCAAGTGAGCACCCTAAGCGCCGTCGTGTTGTCTTGTTCTGTGTCGCCACCCGAGACGGTGATATCGCCTCTCGCATGGTCTTCGAGGACACGCCGACCGAACCAGTAGATGACGACGGAGGCGCTACGGGCGCACTCGCTGACGCTATCGACGCTATGGCGCTGAGAGTGTGGGGTCGTTCGTTCATTCTCCAAATGTTCGCAAACTACGAGATGAGAAAAGAGAGCATGAGCGAAGAACAGCGCCAGCGCCTTGCCGGTCGTCTCTCGTCATTCGTTCAAGGCATGGTCGATGAAGACCAGGCGAATAGTGAAGACTACGGCGACGACCTCGACGACGAAGACGGCGCAAGCTTCTAGACAAGATGACTGCGCAAGCTTCTTTTAGTCTGCTATCCTCGACAACGAGCGCCAAGGCGTTCACGAAAGAAAGGGTGACTCAATGAGTACCGAAGAGAAAGAAACAGAGACGGTCTCTGTGTGGACATACACCGAAAACGCTCCGGCATACGCTGGGGCTATCGCTTACCTTTGGGGCTGGTCGTTGAACTACGACAGAGAAAACGCCCCCTTCCCATTGTTCCTTGACCTTGTGGGCTACTCACAGGATCGCTGGGGCAGTAAGTGCAGCGTATGGGGCACGACTGAGACCAACGGTCTCGGCTGGTTAGAACTCGACCTACTGGCTAAGGCTCTTATCGAGTACGCCGACAACCCTCACGACTGTGACCGATGGCTAGACGGTCTCCACGACTGCCACGAGGACTAAGAACCCCCAGCCTTAGGGCAAAGAAAGACCCCCAGCCGGTGACACGGTCGGGGGTCTTTTTTCGTGTACGCTCTCACTCGGCAACAACGCCACGAGAAAGGAACAGACCAATGACCGAGAAGCAAGACCCGACAACACTTAGCCCCGAGTGGGGTGGCTGGGTTGTCTTCGTTAGCAAGCCCAACGGCGACCGATGGACAAATGGAATATTTGACAACGAGGACGAAGCGAACCAGCACCGAGACGACGAGCGCAAAGCAGGCCGTGACGCTGTGGCGGTCTCGCTGTGGCTGTTGAACCCCGACCACTTGCGAGACATTGAACGCCGAGTCGATGCACACGAGGGGACACGCTGCAAGCAGTGCTATGACCTCGTAGACCCCGACGACCTGGAGCGTTACGACATGACAGAACCCGAAGACCTGCGAGGCTCGTACCTGTCCTGCCCTACCTGTGCTCGTCGTTGCTGGAAGTGTGACGCCGAGACCCTTGGCGCTTCGCTGTGTCCGGAGTGTCTCACCCAGCAGTAACCAACTAGCGACCTACTAGCAAACGAGAGACCCCTGCCGGAATTGGTGGGGGTCTCTTGCTGTTCCTGGGTGCATTGAGTTGCCCGAACGAATGAGCGCCCAGCGAGAGCACTTAGCGACGACCCAGCGCCAGCATGACGCGAACTGTGCAGCACCCGACCTGGGTCAAAGCTTCAACCCGACCCCAGCAAAGACAGAGCCAGCAAGGGTGAGAAGGACACGCACCGACACACACGACCGACGACCCCGGCAACGATCGAGACCCAGCCCCCCGACCCTCCCGACCGGCGACGACCCGACCCCGACCCGACCCCCAAGCCCACCGACCCCGACCATCGAAGGGAGGAACGCACCCCCGCACCCGCAGGGGGGACCCCATGCCATTTATAAACTACACGCGCCCGTACGTTTGACTAAAATTTTTTGGGGTTGCGACCGACTGCAGCACGTCCTGAGCGGTGAATTCCTCCTTCTAAGGCCTGATTTACTCCCGAAAGGGGTGAAAATGCAGTAAATCTGTACCCGGAGTTAAAAATCTTCAACATTTGTTTCAAAAAGACCCACCAAACAGGTGGAATCCACCAGTGCCAGCTTCTTTCAGGAGCAATTGTTGACTATCTCGCTGTGTGGGCCGAACTCACAGGTGGAGTTCTCTAGCTCCCCCCACGGTTTACTACTGTGTAGACGGTCGCCGTAGCCAAGTTCTTTTAGCCGACACCGGATTTAATGAGATGACGTTCATAACGCTGCTTGTTCCTCTTACGCAACAGGGGCAAGACCATCTGTCTTCATTCTTGCTTGGGTGCAGGGAACATCAACCCACGTTCCCGTGTAAACACCAGCAGAGTGCAACTCCCTACGTGGCCGTGGTCCTTTAGCTTGTGCCTCAAAGATACACGATGATCTCACCCAGCGCAACCTCAGGAGCAAATTATTCTCATAAAAGTTGTTGACTTGAAGATTAGCTTGTACTATTGTGATCTACAACCGAAAGGAAGCTGTATGACAACAGTAAACATCACCCAATGGGGTGGAGAAGTAGAAATACCCGAAGTAAAGGAAAAGAACCCATCGGAGGGCGTGTGGTGAGCGATAAGGACATGACAGCTGACGAATGGATGAAGTATGGCTGGGAACGGGGCTACTGCAGTCCTCCGGTCTGTTACACCCATGATGGCCTCCCGATGAGCGAAGAGGAGTGTGAGGAGTTCTTTGAGAACGACCCATGCGTCCACATCATCAGAATGTACGAAGACCAGGATCACCGCCGTCAGATTGAGGCAGATCACGCTCCTACACAGTGGAGAGCCTCTAATCAGGGGTGGGAACGATGAACTACAAGAGATCTCGCTACTACAGCCAAAGCACCCTCTCTCGCCTCATTGACTCGCAAGAGGCACATGGGCGGACGCAAAAAGAGCTTGAAGAGGCAAAAAACCGGATTTTGGAGCTCGAAGACATTTTAAATACACTTTTAAAAAAGATCTCCGAAACAAACGCCAAGTCTCTCATGGAGGAGGAAAATGAGTGAAAAGCAGCAAGTCCTCCCTTTTCAGCCAGTTATTGACAAATTGCGCGGTATTGACGATTCTGACTGTGATTTTGCATTGGCTCTTGGCGTAAGCCGCGACGTAATGCGTAACTGGGTTAAACGAGGAATTAGGTTCTATCGGGCAGATAAGCTAGCTTGCAGCCTGGGACACCACCCCTCATACTTTTGGCCCAAAGAATATTGGGATTTACCCGAAACCACCGAATCAGACGATAAGATATCCGCATAGGAGGATTATGAATCACATCACTATTATTGGAAACCTAGGACAAGATCCGGAGCTTTCTTTCACAACAGGTGGAAAAGCTAAGGCAAAGTTCAGCATTGCGGACACTCGCGATGTAAATGGTGTTAAGGAAACCACCTGGCACCGCTGTGTAGCATGGGGGAAGACCGCTGAAAACGTTGCTTCAATGTTCGCTAAAGGCAATCGTATTATGGTTGTGGGTCGTTATAAGACAGACGAATATACCACTAAAGCCGGAGAGAAGAAGACCGTAATGGAAGTCCTTGTGGACGATTGCGGCCCAAGTATCCGCTTTGAGCTGCCGAACGATACTCGTCCGAAGTTCAGCGATTCCTCTTCTCCGCAAGAACTATTTGATGAAGCGCCGTTTTGATTGGATCGAAGAGGCTAAGTGCCGGGTCGAAGGACACGACACAAACCTTTGGTTTCCGTCTGAACCGCAAGGAAAAGACTTTTTTGCTACAGCAAGAGCAATTTGTAATGAATGTCCAGTCAAAGAAGACTGTTTAGAATACGCACTAAGTTTCCCGTCAGTAGAAGATGTGGCGGGAATGTATGGAGGATTATCACCATGGCAACGGGAGACTATACGTCAGAACCGCTTGACGACGAAACGTACCACAAGCAGCTCGTATGGGAGCAATTCCTCCACGATGCGGTCGAAGCGGGTAACAAAGCCATCGAATGGTTTGACCTCGCGGACTACTCTGACGAGTTGGTTTCAGAATCAGAACTTGAGGAAGTCTACAACGAACGCTGGCAATCAACCGGAGATGTTGTTGTCGCCGCTTACAACTTCTTGTGGCCTGAGATTGAAGCATTGGCAATCAAGCTGGGAGTCCCGTTCCAGCCTGAAATCGGAGAGATTGATGGTATCCAATTTGGAAACTGAATTTTACACACCAAAGCAGACAAAGCTTCTGCTCGCATCTACCCATGCTGCACCCGACAGTGCTGTGTCAGCACAAGCGCTAGCTGGCATTCTTTCTGCTGGGTGGCCTGACCCATTGCCTGAGCATATTGCTTCTGCTATCTTTATGGGGTGTTCATATGTCATGAACTTAGGTAAAATGGCATACGACGCTGGAAGCATTACCCCTGAGGAAAACGCTTCTATTCAAGGTATTTGCGAGTTATCTATGCAAATTTGGAAGAATATTTACGAACAGGTAAAATCAGAATAATGCCAAATTCAGACGAAATTCGGGAACAAAGAATTGCAAACATTCTTCCCCATGCTTTTACTCCTGAAAACGCGGCCGAGAATGCCCGCAAAGCTGCTGTCTCCCGTAAGGAGAACCGCAACAAGGAAAAGCATGTTCGTACTGGATATACCAAAGAAATTCTGACAGCACAGGAACAGCTTAAAAAGCTTGGCTACAACAAGATCGATGACTCCATTCCTCGCGAGGATATTCCAAAGATGGCTATTGCTATCATGGCCGATAACGCATTGCGTGTATTGGGTGGGGAATGGGAGATCGGTTCTGCTGAGGAAGCTACCAAGATCGCCAAAGTGTGGCATGACATTCTCCGTCTTGAGATGAACCAGGCTACAACTATTTCCGGTACACAAAATGAGACTCCCGAAACGAGACAAAACCGCCTTGAAGAACTCCGTCTTGAGGCTAAGCGTCGTGTTGAAGGTGGGTTGAGGGCTGTTGCTGGTGACGCATGAGCCAACTCCTATCCGATGAAGAGTTTAATAACCTCTCTACTCGCGAACAGGACGAGTATCTCAAGCTTCTTGAAGAAGACCTTACGGCTTGGTCTCTCCAAGGTAATGAACGACAACTACGTGCGAACCTCCTTCTCGGTAAAGTCGACTGGCTCCTTTACGGTGGTGCAGCGGGTGGCGGTAAATCAGAGCTGCTTACCTACCACGTACACCAGCTCAGCCTCCGGTTTCCAGGTCACAGAAGCCTACTTATTCGTACCTCCCTACCGGAACTCCGACGATCTCTAATTATCCGTACTCAGGTACGGTACGCACAGGTTGAAGTAGACGCAGTATTGCGAAGCGTCGACAACGTTAAAGCGTGGTGGTATGGAAACGGAAGTATTATTGAATACGGTTACTGCGCCCGCGATGAAGATGTTGGCCAGTTCATGTCTGCTGAGTATGACTTTATTGGTTTTGACGAAGCGACGCAGTTCACGCCGTACCAAATGCTGATGATTTCAGGTCGTCTTCGTACCAGCAAAAAGATGGCCGCAAAAGGTGTTAGAACCCACGTTATGTTTGCCACCAACCCAGGTGACCGAGGACATACGTTTTTGTATCAAATGCTGGTTGGGCCTACCCAATATGGCAAGTACGCCGTTGTATATGATGTGTCCAATGGATTCGAAGATCCACCAATTGTACGCTTAGTTGAGCTACCGGAAGACTTAGAAGAACTTGAAAAGCTTGAAATTGAACACGACCCCAACAATCACCTCGTTGTTGCTTTCGTCCCTTCTACTGTGGTGGACAACCCGTACATTGACCCGACTTACAAAAAACACCTATCAATGCTTCCTGAAACGGAACGCCGCCAAAAACTCATGGGCGATTGGGACACGTTTTCGGGACAGTACTTCGTGGAGTTTCAACGTGACATTCACGTTATTCCCCCATTCCCGATCCCGGATTCGTGGCAAAAGTATCGCGGTGTTGACTTCGGAACAGCAAACCCTTACTGCTGCCTGTGGGGCGCGGTCGACCCAGCTGACGGGACTATGTACATCTATAGGGAAGCGTATGCTAAAAATCTCACTGCAGCGCAGCAAGCCCGGGCTATCAAAGGGCTATCTGTTAGTACCGAAGACAAACCGGAAAATTACGTTATGAGTGTTGGCGACCCGTCAATGTTTAACAACACGGCGGGCACCGGCACAACAGTGGCTGGACAGTACAATAGTAATGGCGTAATCCTTACAAGAGCCAAAAACCAGCGTATTGGTGGATGGCAGAACGTTCGTCGTTATATGGCACCTAGTCCTGTTGACAGTGTAATTAGGTTAAAAATCTTTGATAACTGCGTCAATTTAATTAGAACCCTCCCTCAGATGCGCCACGCCAGGACAAACCCTGAAGACCTTGATACCAAAGACGAAGACCACGCAGTCGACGCTTTGCGGTATTTGTTAGGCTGCAGACCTTATGAGGTCCATAAACGCGCAGCTAAGAAGTATGCTGAAGGTGCAGATGGACGTGTACAACGCTATATGGAAAAACTCGACAAAATGGGCAAACGCTCAAGAACGAAACGGTGGTAACAAATGTTACGTGTAGACCATTACTTATATCTTCCAGGTTGCTGTGGCTTTTGCCGCAGTGTGAACCTGCCTACGATTGATACCGGGATTGACCTAGATCACCCAAACAGTCCTGATGACGACAACCCATCGGCTAATCGTCGTTTTTACGTGTGTGCGGACTGCTGTGTTGAGTTGAGCCGCATGGTCCTCGATTCCCGCAACTTGGAGCTTATTACAGCAGGATCGAATCAGGCGCTCTCTGACATGATCACTGAGCTGTCAGAAAACAATGTAAAGCTGTCCGGCCGCATTGAAGAGCTTGAAACTACTTTACGTATTATGAATAGCATCCCCAAAACACCTATTGAAGAAGCTCCACCAGCCAAAAAGAACTTTAAAGTCGTACCACCAAAGGATGTGGAATTGTGATAATGTTGTCTATTGTAGCTCTCGGTAATATGGGAGTTACTATTTGGCTTGTTCGCGAGAACCGTCGAATTACACAATTAGCTATTTCACGTCACACGGGAGACTTTACATCAATGGTTAGGGCTGAGAAGACTCCTGCTTCTAAGAAAAAGAAGAATGACGATGGTGAAGAGATTTACCACACATGGCGTGTCCCGTCTGAAGGAGTCGCTCCGTGAAGCCTTGGGCCCCACCGGTTGCTGCCGATGTAATTAGCATGTGGCAAAAAGCCGACCAGTACCTCGTTAAAGAACGCCGCGACTATTGGATGAATGCGTCTTATTACGCTTCTCACCAGTGGATTTGGTGGGATGCAACCCGCAACATCGTACAAGAGCTTGACTACGCTAACGAAGCTGAACGCAACTCTCGTATCACTATCGACAAGTATGGTCCTCGTTGCCGCAGCCTTTTGGCTCGTCTTACCCGTTCTGAGCTTATTTGGGAAGTCCAGCCTAGTGGTATGGATGACGCATCAATGCGCCGTCAGCGTCTGCAAGAACAACTTCTTATGGGTGAACAACGCCATAACAACTGGGAAGATATTCGTGAAATGTCTATCTTGCAGACTTTGTTTGGTGGAGCTAGCGCAATCGCCGTCGACTGGGACCCTGACAAGGGTGAAGAATACATGATTGACCCCATGTCGCAGATCTCTGTTCCGCAGGGCGGAATTAGGCTTACACCTCTTGGTATTAATGAATTTACCCTTGAGCCGGGCTCACATAACGACCGCGACGCCCGTTGGTGGATTCGCTGTACGAGCCTTCCACCGGAGCAAGTACAGGAAAGGTACAACCTTGAAGAAGTTCCACAGGCCGACGCAGAAGCTATGCTTTCTTCTCGCCATCGCAGTATTCTATTACGTCGCCCGGGTGGTGCGCCACCCAAGACAACCCTCGTCTACGTCTATTACGAACGACCCACCTCGCGTGGCCCGGGATGTGTGGTACACGTTGTAAACGGAAAGATCGTTCTTCAGGAAGATGAGTGGCCATTCCCATTCAAGCACCTGAACTTGTCTCTTTTCCGTCAAAATAAGATTCCTACAAGCTGGGTTGGACACACTCTCCTTACCCCTGCTCGTGACGTTCAATACGCATACAACCGCGCTCGCTCGACAATTCTTGAGCATATGCGTAAAGCTGCAAACGCTCGATTGATGATTCCTGCTGGCTCGGTTGACGACGCTGACATGATCACAATTGACCCCGCCGATACGCTGGAATACAACAGCGAGATTGGAGAACCGCATTGGCAAATGGCTCCTGAAGTGCCCCGTTGGATCTCCGGTGAGGCGGCACAACTAGAAGCGGAGCTGGACGATATTTTCCACACACACCAAACAACGCGAGGCGAGGCACCTGGAGATCGCAATAGCGGACTTGCTTTGTCGTTGTTGGCTGAAAAAGACGACACCCCACTTGGCCCTATGGCCAAAGACCAGTCTATGGGCTGGGGTCGTATTGGCGAAATGACGCTTTCCCTGTACCGAATGAACTCGGAAAATAACGACATTACTAGAAAAGTGATGCTAATTACAGAACAGGGCGTCCCCCACCAAGTTACTTGGGGTGCAAAAGACATTGACGAAAAGCCGGTTGTTCTTGTCCCAATGGACGCGACAATGCCAAGAAGCAAGCTTGCAACACAGTCGATGATCACTTCGTTGGCTCAGCAGTTCCCAATGGTATTCCAAAACGTGGATGCCCGTTCTCTTACAAGAATGCTGGACCTTCCTGATCCAAAGCAGTTCTTGTCACAACAAGACCCTGACATTGCCAAGGCTGAATGGGAAAATGGTCTGCTCATGCAGGGCGTTCCTGTTATCCCTGAAGACTTTGACGTACACGACGCTCACATTATGATTCACAACAACGAACGTAAGAGCCCTGCGTACGAGCTTGCTGATCCTCAGATTAAGCAAATGATTGACATGCACGTTATGGCACACATGCAGTTCCTCACTAACGAGACTGCCGCAACCATGGCTCAATCAGATCAGGCAGCTATGGGCGAGATGCAGGACCCAGGAGTCACGGCTGCGCTGCAAGCTGGAGTTGGACTACCGCTTCCTGAAAACGGGATGATGGAGGAACAGGATTTAATGGAATCTGAAGATTCATTATTTGCCGGTGCTGAACTCCCCCCAGGAGCACAATCTATGCCTATGATGGGCGCAGAACAAATGATGGATCCGTCGATGATGGACCCGACAATGATGGGTGGTATGCCCGGAATGGAAGGAATGTAAATGTCTTTTGAGGACACAAACTTTACTGATTATGTAACTCCTGAAGAGGGCGCAGAATCTTCTGCCCCGGTAGAAACTGGAGCTGACACAAACTGGGAAGAGCGTTATCGTTCAGAAGTTCAAGACCGCATTCGCGAGCGTGAGCGCTACAAGCCAATCCGTCAAGTATTTGACAACATGCACCCTGATGACGCTGCTGCTGTGCAGGGTTTTGCACAAGCTTGGGCTGCCGGAGACCAGGATACTGCTATTCAGTGGATGATCGACAACGCCAAAACTTTAGCTGGAGATCGTTTTTACGACATTGCTGGAGTTAATAGCCAAGGTCAAACACAGCAAGAAGTACTGCAAGAAACTGTTAATCAGGCTCAGCAGCAAGGCCTTACTCCTCAGCAGGTCGAGCAAATGGTTGAACAGCGTATGCAGGCTTTCCAGCATGAGCAGATTGTTCAGGGATATGAATATGAGATTGAACAGACACTCCAGGAAGCTGGATATGATCCAAACAGCCCACTAGCTATTGCGGCTATTTCTGCAGCACAGCAGCGGTCCGACCTGGACCTTCGTGCAGCTATTGCAGATGTAGAGAATCAGATTCTCCAACAAGCTCAATCAATTGTCCAGCGTCGCCAAAACCCGTCGGAAGGTATGCCATCAGCAGCACCTAACGGCATGGCTGCAATCATCCCAACTGGCAACATGTCTCCACGCGATCGAGCTATGGCTCGTCTTGGACAAAGCGGTCTTAGTTAGGCTACTTGACATAGCGCAAGTAACATATAACATATAGATATACATTCGTCTTGGATTAGACGGTGTAAAAACATAGTCACCACAAAGGCACGTTGACGGAACGTCATAGCGCCCCGATGTTCGGAGAACTAGGGACCGCCGGGTAGTGGGTCTAAACAACTCAATCCATCAACAAAACAACAATCAACAGTAAGGAATAACAAAGTGCCCGCAAGCCTTTCCACCGTTGATGCAATCCTTAAGGACGACTACAAGGATTACATCGACCAACTTAACCAAGCGACTTTTCTCCTCTCGCAGATCGAGACTCGCCGCGACACCATCACGGGCCGTGTTGCCCGCCATGCACTCCACCTCGGACGTTCGTCCGGTGTCGGCGCTCGCGGCGAAAATGGCACGCTCCCAACAGCAGGCAACCAAGGCTTCGCGACGGTCCCCGTACCAGTCCGCTACGTCTATGGTCGCATCCAGCTGAGTGGTCCAACAATCCGTCAGGCTGTTACAGACCGTGGCGCATTCGTTGACGCACTTGACGCTGAAATGCAGGGAATCCGCCGTGACGCAATGAAGGACGTTAACCGTCAGCTTTGGGGTACATCTAACGGTGTTATCGCTCAGTGTGGTACAACTTCTTCTTCAACAACTGTCGTTTTGGCAGCTTCAACCGGTTCAACAGCTCTTCGCAACCTCTTCTTTGATGGTGGCATGGTTATTGACATTGGTACCGTAGCTGACCCAACCGCAGTTGCTTCTGCCCGTACAGTTACATCTCTCAGCGAATCAGCTAAGACGATTGTTATCTCCGGTGCAGCAGTTACCACTTCATCCACGAACTTCATTTTCCGTGCAGGTGCAGGCGGTGCTTCCAGCAACAGCGGCCAGCCAGGTGACGGTCAGAAGGAATTGACAGGTATTCAGACAATCGTCGACGATAGCGCAGTCCTTCACACCATCAACCCTTCAAGCCAGCCAAAGTGGAAGGCATACGTCAACAGCAACGGTGGAACAAACCGTGCCGTGACCGAAACCCTCATCACTGGTGCAATCATGAAGACCCTCATCAACAGCGGCAAGAAGCCATCGCTTCTCGTTTCTGCAGAAGGTGTTCACCTTTCGGTTGCAAACTTGTTCCTCTCGCTCAAGCGAAACATGGAGCAGACCCAGCTCAAGGGTGGCTACGCAGGTATCCAGTACTACTCACCATCAGTCTCCGGACAGGGTGACGAAGGTCCAACAGTTCTGTACGCAGACTTCGACTGCCCGAACAACGCACTCTACGGCCTTTCGCCTGAGAGCATGGTGTATCACCAGGTTGGCGAAGGTTGGCAGTTCATGGACCTTGACGGTGCAGTGATGAACCGCGTTCCTAACACCGATGCTTACGAAGCAACGATGACCTGCTATGCAGAACTTGCATGTAAGCAGCGCAACGCTAACTTCGTGATCAAGGACCTCACGGAAACCACCATCTAAGATGGCTGCAACGGTAAGCGTCGTTACGGGTCCGGAAGTTCCGGGCAATCGTAAGTTCGTGACCGCGACAGTCACCTTTGATTCGTCGTACGCGACCGGGGGAGAAGCTATCACGGCTTCTTCCCTCGGTCTCGACCGACTTGATTTTATTTGGGCAGTCACCCAAGACGGCTATGTACCTTCGTGGAACGGTTCAACAACCGCACCCAAGATCAAGCTATATTGGGTTGACACTACAACAGATGGTGCTGCATTAGCAGAAGTAGCAAGCACAACGGACGTTTCGACAGTCGTTGCTCGCATCTTTGCATTCGGCGCATAAAAAGCTTGTTGGCCGGGGTGGGTCTTTTCTCCTTTCACCCACTCCGGCTGGCATCACCTAGGAGAACATTATGGATTTAAGAGCTCACGACATTTTGGGACAACACATCCCAGGCTCGGACGGATGGGCTGAGATTTCCACCGATGTGTACAACATCTCGGAACGAATCCGCAAGGGAGACGAATCAGGTTGGCGCGGTGATCCGACTGCCAGTATTCTGTTTAACCCTCTTACGCAGCACTTTGAAGTATGGCTGATCGACGGCCAAAACACGCCTTACATTGCGTGCTCTTCCCCGCGCTGCGATCACTCTCTTATTGTGAAGCTCATTGAAGGCGACTGGCAAAAAGGCCACCGCTTGATTGAGGACATTCAGAAGAAGAACCGTGCTGCCCGTGCTGCAGAAGACTCAGCACAACGCGATAAGGCAGAAGAACTCGCTGACAAGATGCACTTTGCTATCATTAAAGATATCGGTCACCTTGAAGGTGGCACCAAACGTCAATACTCAATGAATAACGGACTCAAATAATGGCAACATACTCATCTTCTCAATCCAAGTACATCACGCTAGTGGCAAACACGGTAGATACCGTTACCCTTACTGGAACAGGTAACGCTTTGCGTTTTGTTACTACGGCCGGTACTTCTCATGCCTATGTAACTCTAGCCAGCACTGGTTTAACACCAGCTACACCTACCGTTGGTGGCGACAATACGTACGTAACGGTTCACGGAAATCCTGGGTACATTGATATTCCGTGGAATGGTGGCGGGGCTGTAGTTAGTATTATCAGTA